CTATGCAGAAAAAATAAGCGAGATAACGGAGGCTGTCATTGATGAGGTTGAAGCCATTTTACAGGAAAGAATTAAAGAAAATAAAGACGTTGTTGCTGCGATCTTCTTTTTGAAAACCATAGGCCGTGGTCGCGGGTATGGTGATCGCACTGAAATAACCGGCAAAGACGGCAAAGACCTCATCCCGGAAAAGTTTACACCGTCCGAAATAAAGGTAAGTGTAGTAAGCAACACCGCATGATTGTAGATATTGAATTGATCGAACCACAGGCGGCGATATTCCGGGCTGCCGCGTCCTACAATCTAATTTTTGGGGCGCAAGGGTCGGGCAAGTCTCACAACATCGGCATATTGTCCGGCCTGTTCATTATCTATTGCCCCAATATCGTGGGATTAATGGCGGCAAACACTTACGACCAATTGAGCCGGGCAACCTTGTTACGATCTTTCGATGTGTGGCAAAAGCATTTTGGATGGACAGAATACGACCCTAAGAGCAATCCAAACGGTGACTATGTGATGGATAAGGAGCCGCCGGCACATTTCACGCCGCATGGCTATACCCTTAAAAGCAACAACAACAATATCTATTTCAAAAATGGGGCTGTTGTTTTTACCGCATCATTAGAAAAGTACAAAGCAATTGAGGGTATAGAAGTTGGTTGGGCCATGTTAGATGAAACAGCCGATACGAGGGAGGAGGCATTAAAAGAGGTTATCACGGCACGACTACGGCAAAAGGGCCTCTTTGCATCAAAAGACCCAAACGCCTGGTTTAAGTTCCGGCGATCCGGCGACAAAGATGCAGACGAAAACCGTGCAGTAAACCCGCTTTTCATCTTCACAAAACCCGCAAAAGCCTATTGGATTAGCGGAATGTTCGACCTTGAAAGATACCGGGATGAGATCATTGCAAAGGTGTATTCAGAGACAGATTATTTTTATGCGTGTGACGGAGTGCGGCAAATTGTGTGCTATTCCGTTTTTCACAACAGGCGCAACCTGCCTGCCGGATACATAGAAAACAGATTGAAGTTATTGCAGGGATCGGGTTTGATCGGATCCCATTTCTACGGCGATCCTTTTGCAAAAACAGGTGAGGAGTTTGTAACGGAGTTTGATTTGGCCGTCCACGTTGACAGCACTGCCGAGGCAATACCGGGCGAACCGATACACTTTGCAATAGACTTCAATGCAAAGCCTTATATGTCCGGCCTTTGTGCGCATATTGTGGAAACTGCCGAAGAAATAGAGGTGATTGTTTTTGATGAATACGCCAACACGTCACCCAGAAACACCGCCGGGCATTTGGCCGACGATCTGATAAGTGACTATGAAGATATGTTGATGTTTGGCTTTTTCGTGTATGGGGATGCGAGCGGCAATAACTCTATACCTGTGCGCGGGGCAACGTCGTATTTTAACGATTTTACGATCTCCATACCCTCGCATTTGGCATACGAGTTGAGAGTGCCACGACAAAACCCGCAATACAAGGCAGCATTAGGGCCGGGAACTTTGGGCCGTCGTGCCTTTCTCAATGCCCTGTTTTCAGGGGCCAAAAAAGTTAGGTTTCGCATACACCCACGCTGCAAAAACCTGATAGCCGACCTGACACACTGTAAAGAGGACGTGAACGGCAGGATGGCAAAACCAAAAAAAGACGGGGTGGAAGAAAGAGGGCATCACCTCGACGCATTACAATACCTTGTTTGCCACCCCAAAGCGTTGGGTTGGCTCGCAAAAATAAACAATGACGAAGTATGATAAACACCGAAAACGAAGGAATTGATTTGCTTTTGAGGCTAATCGCCCGAAATGCACCACACGCGGCCTACACCGAAAACGTGCAAGATGCTGAGGTGTGGAAAAAAATAGTCACCGGCAAAGATCAGGACGATCTCATCACGTCGTACAAGGTGCGAGAGAGTGAGGAGCAAAAACAGCAGCGTATCCGGCTGCTCAACTCTCCTACCAAGCGTGTAGTTAATCAGGTGATGGGCAATGCTGACCATCTTGACAGTGATGACGGGCGCGTGACCGTCGTCTTAACACCGTCTGAAACAGCGCAAAAAATCATAGACACTCGGATAAGTAAATTCAACGGCGACCGTGGCCTAATGCAGTACCTGCTTACCAACTGCAAAAATAAATTCATGTGTGACCCTAATGCCTTTTTGGTTGTCCTGTTTGACGGCAAAAGGGATAGTTCGGGCGCGTTCATAGAAAAACCCTTTGCAAAGCCTGTCATTGTTGAGAGCAAAAACATCTATGACATCGGTATTGAAAACGGCGACTACTCCCACCTGTGCGCGTTCAGCACCTTGACGGGTGAAAAGTCGGGGCAATACAAACAATACACCCTGTACATTGCAGACTGGGTAATAACGGCCACTGAAATCAATCAGGATAACCCAAACAAGACACTGGCCCCAACGGTGGATGTAACGATTGATAAAAAGTCAGTGCAATACCTTGTATCTTCGTACTATACCGGGTCAAAAGAAGTGCCTTTCATGTCGTTTGGCTATATTCAGCGCGTGGACGGTAGCGGCTTTTTGTCGTTCATGGAATCCACGAGAGAGGATTTTATAGACCTGATTAATTGGGCCAGTGAATACGCCTTGGTGATAGCCTTGCACGTTTTCATGCAAAAATACCAGTACGTTCCAAAATGTACCTACACTGAAAAGAGTTTAGGCCGGTGCGACAATGGCCGAATGTCCGCATCCCGTACTATTTGCCCATCTTGCCACGGTACAGGAAAACAGATCATTACCACCTCGCAAGAGGTTGTTACATTCCCCATACCGGAGGAAGGGGAGCCGATCATACCATTGGCCGACATGATCCATTATGCTGATATTCCTTTTCAGATTGTTGACCACCTAAAAGAGAATGTAAGAGAATCCCCGATCATCATTGAACGGGCATTGTGGGGGGTATACTTGCAGGAAACGCCAGCCGGGCCGCAAACTGCTACCGAAATAATGAAACGGTACAGTAGTGTTTACGCAAGATTGAACAAGATGGAAACGAAGATTGCTTCCATGTGGGAAAAGTGCGTCCGGTTGATCGGAAACTATGCAGAGGTGGAAGTAACGGCACAATACCAACCGCGCACCAACTACAATATGGAAACCGTGGAAGAATTGGTTATCATCCTGAAATCATTGAAAGAAGCCGGAGCGCCGTATGAAACCATTTGGGCCACTGAAATACATATCATGGAGAAAATGCCGGGCGTAACAGAAACAGATATTGCATGGGCAAAGGTTAAGCGGCGGTTTATGCCCTTCAAAGACAAACCAGCAGACGCGGTATCTGAAATCCTTGCAAACCTGTCCGAAAAAGACTATTTCCGGGTGTTGTGGATGTTCTTTGATTCGATCTTTTCAGATATACGGGAAACAAACCCCGCTTTCTTGAAAATGAAATTCCCGGATCAAAAAGCGATTGTAGATAAAGCAGTTGAGCAGTATAAAGAATTGGTTGATACCGTTACCATGCAGGAGGCCACCCGCAGCAAAATGACATTGTAATATGAGTTACAAAGAAATTGCAGACGAACACACGAAAAAGATCAATGATCTGATAGACGGGCTGTTTGAGCGCGTCCGGTCGGTTCAGTCTGAATTTTACGACAACCTCTATGACGACATTGTAAATAACCTCACAGAGAATGGCAAAATCAAGCGTGGCAACGTCGGTTCATTGTCTGCTTTCCCTGCATACAGAAAAGCATCCGGGCGGCTCCTGAACTGGATTATAGAGGCCATAAACGAATTGTCAGAATCTATTGCAAAGTATTTCGGGTTTGTCACAAAGCGCAATGTGTCCGAAGATGTGAGAAAGGCAACCGAAACGTTGTTAAATCAGTTGGGATACAACGGCAAAAAGTTTTCAGAAACGGGTGTGTTGTATTCCCTTGTTTCTGATAATTCCGTAGAGCGTCGGGTAAAGGTGGCGGCTATTCAGGCGATTAACACAGGTAAGTCTTTGAAAGATTTTAGGGGGCAATTACAGGCCATGATCTTAGGGGATCGGGCCACCGGGAAATTGGGAATTGTAGAAGCGCATTACCACACCAACGCACGGACATTGTTTTCCGAATTTGACCGCTCCATATCGTACAATATTGCCGCCAAATACGATCTTGACTATGTGGTATGGTCGGGGCCACGATTGACCAGCAGCCGCTCATTTTGCGCCTCAAAAAAGGGTAAGGTTTTCCCGGTTTCGGAAATTAAAGGGTTCGATAAAAAAGACTGGCAGGGTAAGATACCGGGCCAGTCAACAATCATATCGGCAGGGGGGTATAATTGTACCGATAATTTGCTTTATATTAGTAAGGAAATGGCTGAGGAGATGATTGTTTAGTATTCTACGCTTACATTTTCTATCAAATCAGATAGAATGCCTTCTTTGTGTATTTCACCGCTCGACCACTTTAGTTTTATGTGTACTGCATCTAATATATTACAAGAATTACGCTCGTATTTGCCCAAAATTGGCGTAATGTGAAACTCGGTTATATGCGAACGGTCTAATTCCGAAGGCGGGCCGCTTATCATTTTAACGCCACCGCCAA